AAAACCAGCATTGCAGATATAGCTCCTGTAATCATTTCAACAGGACCAGCCGAGTTAAAAGAAGCTTTTATAACAAAATCATCAGGAGAAAAATCAGTTTCTGTTATAGTGGTGCATAGTTTTTGTGTTTCAAATATCGAATTGATGAATTTATTAAAATAGTATGCAGAAATATCTTCTGGCCGAGTCATGTTAAAAATGGCATGTAACTCTCCACTTTTATAATACAAGTCGTAAATGGAACGATTGATAAACTGTGAATATGGGTTAGCATCAACGATTGTTCCGTAAGAATAAATAATAGGTACCAACATAGGATCTAATTGACATCTGCGCAAGGGGGCTTTTGTAATCCACTGGACATTTCTTCTTTTAAGAAAATCCAACTCAACGCCATCGAATAATACATCTAGCTTATCCTGTTCAGTAGGCTCATAGAGATAGACATCACTTATTACTAAACCTACAGC